CTAGGGTGACCTTCTACCTCTGGCTAGTGATAGTTACGAGGAGGGGGAGCGGTTCGAAAAGAGGCGTGAGAAGAACCGGAAAGAAACTCACTTAGTAGGTGGCGCAAGTGGTGGGGAGGGAGAGTTGGAGCTTTCCTTTGATGAAAAGGGAGGCGGAAATAGGAGCTTTGGTCCCGAGAGAAACGGAATCGGAGTTCTGGAAGAAATTGACGAAAAGCTTCGGGTTGTTAATAAAAGCAAGGGGAGCGCGAACCCAGGTGTTAACGGAGGAAAGGTTGCAGGGAAGAGTGAGATGGCCAGATGGGTTGGTAATACTGCCAGCGACGAGGCGCGTTGAGCCATAGGCATTCATAATGCGTTGATCGACGTTGGAATTGGCGGGGGCCCAAAGCAGCTCGACGGTGACGGGATATTTGATGGAGGAGTGGGTGGGCATGAGGGTAACAGAAAGCTCGACGCAGGCGGCGTAAGTGAAGTCGACGGACATGTTGGCGAGGATTCGGTTCGAAAAGACATCGAAGCTGGTGGTGGAAGTTTCGGTGCCGGTGAGGTCCTGGCATTTCCACTGGAAGGGTCGGATTAGACCAGTTCGAGGATCCGAGCAAGGGGGTGGGCGTGGGATGGCCGGGGTTGAGTCGGCGAGAACGGTTGTTTCAGGCGAAAGGACAGAATCGCCAGGGCCAGGAAGAGACAGAGGGACCGGAGAGTTCGAAGAATCGGAGGAAACGGGTTCATGAGAGCGAAGGTTGAGCTTGGCTAGGAGAGCAGAGAAGAGTGGGAGCAGAGCGGTATCCATTAGAATCAGGGGGGGTGGGGATATTGAAAGAGAGATGCAAATCCCGTTGTAGTGAGTCGATCGTGGGATTGGAAGGGAAGTGCACTCTTCCAGCAAGTTTGATGTAGGCAGTGCGAGCAGAAGAGGAAATGAGAGAAAACAGAGCATAAGATGCGTGTTTGAGATGCGGAGCTAGCTGGTCAAATGAGGCAGGGTCGGGTTCACCCAGTCGGAGGAGGACTCTTTGGGACCGAGAAGCGAATTGACAAAAGTAATCAAAACAAGCGGACTGATACATAACGTAGTCGACAGGAAAGAGTTGCCACAGAGAGTCGCCGAGACTGTGGCCGATGGCAAACTCAGACAAGTAAGAGGGAAGTTTCTCAAGGTGGGAGGAGTCGTCAAAAGCGACAGCTAACTTGGCGAAAAGGGCAAGAGGGGAGCGAACGGCGCCTTCAGGTCCAACATAATAGCCGCAGAAGAGGCCGTAGGGAGAAGACTCTGTCTTGAAGCGGAGATGGACGAGTGTGGACAC